ATAATAAGGGGAAACGAACCGCAGCAATTCCCCAATTGTTACAATTAGTTAATAAATTTGTTATAATTAATTAATAAATTTGTACGGCTTTTGTGATGAATAGAGTTATTAAATATGATAAAATGAGCTTGCGAAACAGGGAAGGAAAACCCAATAAACCGGGAAGGAATGATGACAATGAAGACGGTTTACAAATGTGAAAAGTGCGGTTTAGTATTTGATGATTATACTGAAGCAGAAAAACACGAAAGTAATCACTATACCGTAAAGACATGGACGGACGATGCGGATGACAAGGTCATATCCCGGGAAACGGAATATATTTCGGAATTGTTTGTCCCTGCTGCCGTGGTTGTTCCGATGACAAGATGCAGATATGATGAAGATACGCAGGAATGGAAAACCGAAACCGCATATATCAAATATTATTATTCAGCAAAGAAACCTGCGGAACAGGTTTTTCCGGTTGATGAATCACTGATGAAATGAATCAAACATTGACACACAGGGAAGGGATTCCCTTCCTTGTAGTCAGTGCTTGGCACTGAAGAAAGAGAGGGACTACAATGTTTAGAGGCGAAAAGGTTATGCGGTGTTCAAAGGTGGGCAAGCGTAGCGTTTATATCAATCTTGAGGAGGATGGCTTTGATGTGTATTACCAGATGAAGGGATATCCTCTCAAGTTTGCCTTTGGTCTTCCGCTGCCTAGTGATCCCGACAGCATCGACTATGATGATCTGTTTGAGTTGGCATGGGGGAATTTTGAAATTTATGAAGAGGAGATGTTTAACTGATGCCCGGCATCTACGAATTTTACATGGACAGACTCGCTGCCTGTCACAACTACGGTTTTTCATCCGGTGAGCAAATTCTGTCAATGGTTCACTCTTGTGCCTACTATGACGCACAGCGAGACATGTTGACACATTCCGAATTTATGAGTATTATTAAGCAGTGCGAGATCACGCACCAACAACTTTTAGAGGAGGAATGGAATAATGGATGGCATGAGTAAGACCCGCAAGGGAGACAGGGAGATAATCTCTGTCTCTCTTCCTATCGCCTTGTATGACGCAATGCAGGAGCTTTGCGAGAGGAAAGACCTTAACCGGAGTGCTATGATCACCAGTGCCATAACCGCCTATCTGCGGAAGCTTGGAGTGAAAGTAGGTGAGAGATAATGGCTCGTTCATTTGATGGGGTAACTGTTACAGAGGCCGAGGCCATGTATAGGCGAGACTTTCAAGCAATGAAACGGCAGTATACCGAAATGAGGGATATTGCCCAGAAGCGAATTAACCGACTTGAAAGGGAATTTTCAGAGGCAAAGGCATACACTTCTCACACCTATAAGGCATACCGTCTGAACCTAGAAACCGGAAAATATCAGAAAATGCCCTTGCATGGATTTCAAGAGATTAAGAACATCGCCCCCGAGGATTTTGCAAAGGCATATTCCGAGCTTTCTAAGTTTTTAAGTGCAAAAGGCAGCACCATTAAAGGCCAGAGGGCGATGCAAGCCAAGACTATAGAGAGTATCAATAAAAGCATCGGCGCTAAGAGTGAAGAGGCCGAAGAGGACGAGGAGAAAGTCGAATCTCCGAAGCTAACAAAAGAGAACTACTGGAGGTTTATCAAAATCATTGAGGAAAGCCGGAGGCAGAAACAGGTTTTCGATTCTGAAAAGATGGTGGAAGCAGCCGAAGCAACATTATCCCTCGATAAGGATCAGTTTAATGACATGCTGAATCATCTGTCCGAAATGCTATCCCATTCAGACGAACTGGCTGATGAGATTGCCAAGCAGACCGATCCTAAGTCCGGGATGCTAAAGGTGGACATGGACGAATTTATTAAAAAGGCTGGATGGTCGTAAGGAGTTTTAACTATGGTTGTAAAATGTGCGGATTTTCAACCTGAGCAGTATTTTTCAAATCCCCCGCTGCTGAAGAATCGCCGGGGGAATCCCGGCGGAAAGAAAAGGCACTATATCGGAATTACAACGGCATTTGACATTGAGACAACCCTTTTGGACGATATTCAGCAGTCAGTCATGTATATCTGGCAATGGCAGTTTGGAACAGATTATACGGTCATTGGCCGGACATGGGACGAATTTCTGGACTTGCAGCAGCGCATTGCAGCCTGTCTTCCTGATGACCGCTGGTTAGTGGTGTATGTCCATAATCTAAGCTATGAGTTTCAATTTCTGAAGGGAATTTACCAGTTCCAGCCGGAAGATGTTTTTGCTGTTGGTTCCCGGAAAATCGTAAAATGTGACATGCATGGCTGTTTTGAGTTCCGGTGCAGCTACAAGCTAACGAATATGAGCCTTGGTCAGTTTACCAAGCGTATGCGGGTAGAGCATCAAAAGCTGTCCGGGGATGAGTTCAATTATTCGGAAAAGAGATACCCTTGGACGGAGTTGACGGATCAGGAACTCGAATACTGCGTGAATGATGTTCTGGGACTGGTGGAGGCTGTCAATGCCCTGATGGAGCGGGACGGAGACACCTTGCAGACCATTCCGATGACAAGTACCGGGTATGTCCGCAGGAACGCAAAAAAGGCAATGAAAGACGGTTCTGTGCATCACAATTTCGTCTATAGTATCCTGCCGGATTTTGAAACCTATAAAGCCCTGCGGGAAGCTTTCCGGGGAGGGAACACTCACGCTAGTCGGTTTTATGCCGGGGATGTGGTGGATAATGTTCATAGTGCCGACCGGAGCAGCAGCTATCCGGCTGTTATGTGTAATTGCGAGTTTCCTATGAGCGTTTTTGTGCCGATCCTGCCTAAAGACCTTAATGCTGCTTATATTGCCAGATGTATTAAAGTGAGGCATAAGGCTTTGTTGCTCCGTATCAGGATTGAAAATCTGGAGCTGAAAGACCCCTACTGGGGGTGTCCGTACCTTTCCAAGGATAAATGCCGGAATGTTCGGAAAGCTGCTGAGACTGAGGATAATGGCCGGATTCTTTCAGCCGATTCTCTGGAAACCACTATAACGGATATTGACCTTAAAATCATCACAGAGGAGTATTCCGGGGAGATCACTTTCTTGCAGGGGTGGTATTCTTCCTATAAAAAACTCCCGCAGCCTTTAATCAATGAAGTGATTAAGTATTACCGGGATAAGACCGAACTGAAGGGTGTCAAGGGCATGGAAATCTTCTATGATAAGGCGAAAGCCCTTCTAAACAGCCTATACGGAATGATGGCTCAAGACCCGGTGAAGTTCCGGCAGATATTCAAGCAGATTGGCGATTTTGATACGGATGAGAGTATTCTGAAGGAACTGGCCACAAAGGAAGGATGGGACTGGGAAAAGCTAAAGAACGAAATAGAGCAGAAGCAGCAGGAACTTCTGGGTAAGAGCAACGAAAAAGCATTTCTGGCATATCAATGGGGTGTCTGGGTAACCGCACATAGCCGGGACGCTTTGGAAAGGGGGATAAGGCTTGTTCATGAAACGGTGGGAGCAGATTTTATTTACTGCGACACTGATAGTGTCAAGTATATTGGCTCTGTTGATTGGTCTGATTATAACCGTGATCGTATTGCGGAGTGCCGGGAGAGCGGTGCAATGGCTACTGACCCCTCTGGTGTGACGCACTATATGGGGGTGTTTGAGACTGAGGATTTGAAGGATACCGGGTATGCCTATCGCTATTTCAAAACTTTGGGAGCGAAGAAATATGCGTATGTTGAAAGAGAGGGCGAGGGAGTCCATTGCACTATTGCGGGTGTCAATAAAAAGAAGGGTGGTGCGGAACTCGACAAACATGGTGGCCTATCAGCATTTAAGGAAGACTTTGTGTTCCGGGATGCCGGTGGCACGATGGCGGTATATAATGATGACCCTAAAATGGATCATGTGGAAATTGAGGGCCGGATACTGCCGATTACTGCTAATGTTGCTATCCTTCCTTCAGAATACACATTGGGTATAACCGGAGAATATTCTCGGATCATAAAATTCTGGAAAAATTATCTTGACAATCCCTACGTTATTTGATAAGATTAATAAGGATTCCGAAAGGCGAGCGCGGACGGATAGGGCGTGCCAACTCCCACAAATACCAATCAGCGATGCTTCTCTCGAAACGGACTGTGCCATGACCCGGACGGAATCCAGAAGCACAACGAAAACGAATGGAGGAACTCAAACATGGAAATTATCAAAAAGACCGAAGGACTGACCTCTGCTGATCTGTATGCCCTGACCAAAGGTAACGATGTCCGCAAGATGGCCGATGCTAAAGGGGAGGTACTGGATGTACTGAAGTACGTTATGTACAAGGATGAGGATGTTCATGGAAACCCCATGTGCGTTCTGGCTGTCGAGACTGTGGACGGTGCGAGGTACGCTACCAACAGCAAGACATTTGTCCGCAACTTCTCCGACATTCTGGCTATCTACGAGGCCGGAAATGAGGAAGCTCCTACCCGCTTCATCGTAGGAAGTGGAAAGAGCAAGAGCAACCGCGAGTACCTGACTTGTGATATTGCTCCGTGAAAATCTATGACTCAAATGGCTATGTAAATGTTAGGGGGATACTCGATGAAGGGTATCCCTTTAACTTTCTGGTTGGAGGGCGGGGAACTGGGAAAACCTACACCACCTTGAAGGTTGCCAAGGAGGATGGCAGGAAGTTCATGCTGATGCGTAGAACACAGAGTCAAGCCGACCTAATCAGTAAGCCAGAATTTTCCGTGTTCAAGCCGTTGAATGAAGACCTCGGATGGAATGTCATGGTAAAGTCCGTGAGCAAGTACAATTCAATGTTTTATGAGCCGGTGGGAGAGGACGGAGAAAAGCAGATTGGTTTTACATGTGCGCTGTCTACTCTTTCCAATATGAGAGGGTTTGATGCTTCCGACATTCAGCTTTTAATCTATGATGAGTTCATCCCGGAAAAGCATGAGAGGCTGCTGAAGAATGAGGCGGACGCACTGTTCAATGCTTATGAGACAATGAACCGTAACCGGGAACTGAAGGGGATTGCCCCTATCCAGATGGTATGCCTTGCCAATGCCAATGACATCACGAACCCGGTCTTTGAAAGTCTGAAGCTAATCAGGATTGCTGACAAGATGCAGAAGGGGAACACCGACCGGTGGACGGATGACAATCGGGGGATTCAGCTAATCATGCTGCATCGCTCACCGATCAGCCGGAAGAAAAGCCGGACGGTTCTGTACAATCTAACTGACGGATCAGATTTTGCTCAGATGGCACTCGATAACGATTTCAACGTTGACCGGCAGCATGTCCGGCCTCGACCGTTGTCGGAATTTATTCCGGTGTGTACTATCGGAGAGCTATGCCTATACCGGCACAAGGCTGAGAATCGCATGTATGCCACAACTCACTTGTCCGGGGTATTCAATAAACAATATACCCTTTCGGACACAGATCGGATTCATTATCAGAGGGTGTACCGCAGCCATTGGGACATGTACATCTCTGGCAAGATTGATTTTGAGGATGTTTTGTCCGAAAAGATGTTTATTAAATACTGGGGTACTTGACAGAGAGGTTTTTTCTTCCTATTATAACTTTGGTGGGTATCCTGCCCAGTGCAAGCCTCGGAAGGGCGGGCATGACTCCGCACAGTCACAAAGGATACCCACCCTTTGAATTTCCGGGGAGATAGGAGGGGACAACATGCAGGATATTCTGACAATCATCCAGTCTGTGGGCTTTCCTATCGCCGTAGCGATTGCCATGTTTGTGATGCTGCAAAATGAGCAGAAGGCTCACAGGGAAGAAACCGAAAAGCTGAACGAGACTATCACAGACCTCAAGATTACCTTTAACTCATCCATAACCGATCAGGAGCGCAGCATAACTGAGGCAATCAATAACAATACTCTGGTGATTCAAAAGCTGCTTGACAAATTGGAGGATGCAAAATGATTCTGAGAACCACCGGGGAAGACTTAGCAGACCAAGCCATTACCGGGAACTATCTGGGAAGACCATACTCTGAACTTGACTGTCAGGGCTTTGTCGAAGAAGTGCTGAAAGACCTTGGAGTGAGAAAACCGGATGGGAGCGTATATAATTGGAAGGGAAGCAATTCCATGTACCGCAACTTCATCCGGTGGCGGGGAACGATTGACGAATGTAAAGCGAAGTTCGGCTGCATCCCGCAGGGTGCTTTCATGTTTATCGTGAAGCATGATGGAGGTGAGAAAGAGAAAGGATACCGTGACGATCTGGGAAACGCCTCACATGTCGGACTGCATCTGGGAAACGGAACGTGCATGGATTCGCAGCCATCCAGAGGTGTTGCCTATGTAGGCACTAACATTTTCACGCATGTTGGCCTGATGGACATGATCGACTACTACACAGAACCCACTCCCCCGGACGAACCGGAAGACAGCGAAGCACTCAAGGCCGTTGCCACCATCAGGAATACCGGCAGCAGTGATAAGGAATGTCTGGAAGCCTTGAAAATCTTGACAAACTACTTGAAGGAGGTTACTATCTAATGGAACTCGATACTATACTCGCACTCGCAAAGGCAGGATACACCAAGGATGAAATCGCACAGATGGTCACACCAAAACCCGCAGACGCTAACCCAGTACCCGTACAGCAGCCGGCTGAGAATCCTGTGCCGGCAGCAGAACCCGCCAAGCCGGAAGCACAGGCTATTGAACCCGCACCCGCAGCCGTACCCGCACCCGCAGCCGTACCCGCACCCCAACCCGCACAGGATCAGCCGACTATGGCTCAGCTTATGGAATCTATTGCGAAGCTGACAAGTGCGGTACAGGCGAACGCAATCGCACAGAGTGTCATTCCCGGTGGAGCGCAGCAGGGACAGCCCACAGCGGAGGACATGCTTGCAGAAATCATTCGCCCGACATTCCACCAGAGGGGAGATTGACCATGTTTGACCTTGTAGGAGAAATCCGTAACCTCATCACTGTGATGATGCAGATTGAGAAGGACTTGAAAGAACTCATCAAGTCCCAGAAACAGGAAGAAACTAAAACAGGAGGTACTAAGAAATGAGTGTAAACACCTTGACCTTTCAGCAGAGCAGTGCGGTACTCAATTCCCTTGTGCAACAGGCTACTGGCCTGAGTCCCGTAATTAATACGGAGGCCGATTTTATATCGGTGGCTCAGACCGCCCTCGCCCTTGGCAAAGACATCATCTTTAATGAACTGTCCAACGTCCTTGCGAAGACGATTTTTGCAATCCGTCCCTATTCAGCTTCCATGAAAGGACTGGAAAAATCCCTTCCTCAGTGGGGAGCGTACATGAGGAAATTCAATATTGTGGCTTCCGACTGGAAGGATGACGATGCCTATAAATACCCGGTAGCGTTTGACGCAACTCAGGAAGCACCCTCTGGCAATGGTCAGAGTGTGGATCAGTGGATCATCAACAAGCGCGACTTTGTGCAGACCAATTTCCTCGGTCAGAGTGTTTTCAGTGACCACTACACCGTGTTTGAGGATCAGCTTGAAACTGCATTCCGTAACTCTGAAGAGTTTGGACAATTCCTTTCCATGATTACCACCGACATGTCCAACAAGATTGAACTGGCGAAGGAAAACATGAGCCGGGGACTGGTGGCGAATTTTATCGGTGGCCTGATTGCTGAAAACAACGCAAGCCGGAATGTTCATCTGCTGACTGAATACAATGCACTGACCGGTCTGAGCCTGACCGCTACCACCGTATTCCAGCCTGACAACTACCCGGCCTTCATGAAGTGGGTGTACGGCAGAATCGCCTCTGTGGCCTCCATGTTCCGGGAGATGTCCCTCCGGTATCAGACCCCCCTCATGGGCAATCCTGTACCCCGGCACACCCCCTACAACAAGCAGAAGATGTACATGCTCGGACAGGACAGATACCAGATTGACAGCCGGGTTCTGGCCGACACTTTCCATGACAACTATCTGAAGTATGCTGATGTTGAAACCATCAATTTCTGGCAGAGTATTGCTGACCCCGACACAGTGATGGTCACCCCCACCTACACCAATGCTGCCGGCGTTGCCACCGTTGGCACAGCTGTCGACAAGTCTGGTGTGTTCGCCCTCCTGTTCGATGAGGACGCTATGGGATGGAGTATGATTCACCAGAATGTGATTCCTACTCCCGTAAATGGGCGTGGGGAGTACAGGAACATGTGGTATCATATGCGCCTCCGCTGCTTCTCTGACAACACTGAAAAAGGTGTTGTGTTCCTGCTCGACTAATCTGGATGCGTCCATTTGGGGACAGTGATACGGCTGTCCCCTATTCTTTTATGGAGGTTACAATGCAGATAACATTTTATACGAGCTTTTATAAGCGCAGGAATAGCACAAAAAGACCAACCGTTGGGGGAGCCGGTAACCCTGTGGATGCCGTTGTATTGCAGGGATATCTGCGGGAGCCTTGCAGCACACTCCGACCGGTAATCGGTCTGACAAAATCTCCAAGCAACGAGGCTCACGCTGAAGCATATCGTTATGCTTATATCCCCCAGTTTGGCCGGTATTACTGGGTGGAGGACTGGACATGGGAGGATGGCTTGTGGGTGGTCAGCTTGTCCGTAGATGTATTGGCCACCTATCGCAGCAGTATCGGAGATGCGGAAGAGTATATCCTGCGGACGGATTCCACTACCTCTGATTTTGACGGTGCTATCTCGGATATGATGTATCCGGCCACCACAAACTTCAATATTGAACACTTGGCCTTTAGGAATCCATTTGTTGAATCCATCTCGCAAGGTTCGTATATTGTTGGTTTAATCAATAAGTCGAACGTATCAGCCGTAGGTGCTATTACTTATTACGCAATGGACTCCACCCAGTTTGGAGCGTTGAAAGATGCCCTATTCAGCAATGACAATCTGGAAATCATGGGGATAATCGACAACCTTGGCAATCTAAGAATAGATGATATGTCAAAGGAACTATTTAGAACTCTTTACAATCCCTACCAGTATATTGCTTCCTGCATGTGGTTCCCCATTCCTGTGTCAAGTATCCCCGGTACGGCAAATGCCCCAATCTCGTTAGGGTGGTGGGATTATCCAAGCCTGAGTGGTAAGCGAATTACCGGGCAAGTGGCTGTTTTCAGAGACGGATCAGAACAAGAGTATGTGCAAGTACCTATTCATCCTCAAGCAGCCCGGAGAGGAAAATATCTGAACTATGCTCCTTACACTACCATGACCCTCTATGGCAAATTCGGTTCATTGCCTCTGGACACCTCAATGTTAGAAATCGGAGACTATATTATCCCCCTGTATACGGTCGACCTGATAACCGGTGAGACGATTTATGAAGTCTATTGTGCCGATAATCCTGCCGGTACTGGGAGAAAACTAATTGCCAGAACTATTTTCCTGCTTGGAACACCTATCCAGTTAGCACAAGTCGGTGTAGACTTTCTTGGTCAAGTGGCAACAACCATAGACGCTGCAAAGGATTCCGCCAGAGGATATCTGTTGACCGGTGGTAGTATTGCGGGAGCAATTGCCGGAGGGGCAAGCGGTATCTATAACGCAATTTCTTCCGGCATGCCACAGATGCGAACTGGTGGAGCAAATGGCAGTTTTGCTCTTGCTAACCTTTCTACCGAACTGATTGTGCATCATTATGAAATAGTCGATGAAGATGTTACCCACCGGGGAAGACCGCTATGCGCTATCAGAAAGATCAGCACCCTCTCTGGCTATGTCCTGTGCGCTGAAGGTGATCTGGAACTTAATGCCTACGACAACGAACGTGCTGCTGTGCGGGAGTTTTTGACCACAGGGTTCTTCTGGGAGTGATATCATGGATGCTGAAGTTTATAATGGTTATTGGATATCTACAGATACCTATCTATCACAGCAGCATCGCAAAGAAAATGCGAAACTCATACACGCATACTTGTCAAATCTCGGATGGACACTTAACGCTATTGCAGGGATACTCGGAAATATGGATGTAGAATCCTCTATGAATCCTGCACTAATCGAGGGCAGAGGATACCACTCTCTTATCAGCAATGCCACATGCCTTAACATCTCAAGCTCGTTGGGTGTCGGTCTTGTCCAATGGACAGGGGACACCCCTACCGCCCCGGCCGGACAGAAACTCGCGTCCTTTGCTATTCGGTATAATAAGAACTGGTATGATGGAGAACTACAGTGCTTCCGTCTGGAAAGGGAATATGATACAGACATTCAGTTTGACCACGGCACTGTGGATGGTGTATCATGGGATTGGCAAACATATGTTGTCTCCACTGAATCCCCGGAACAGCTTGCCAAGGTGTGGCAAACTCTCTATGAAAGAGGTGGTACGGATACTCAAAAGAGACAGCAGAAAGCCCGGTACTACTACAACATGTTCAGTAACACTAAAGCGTGGTTGCTGTTCATGGCACTACAAAATCGCCGAAAGGAGATGAAGAAACCATGCCGAACGATATAGGCTATGGTGTCCCGGAAAGCTATGACTACATCAATATGTATCATTCGTCCTTCAGCCCCTCCACTGTCCACGTTAAGAATGTTGCCCTGCAGCGTTTCTTCCGCAGATATCTTTTTCAGAAAGCCATTTCAGTCTTCAAGTGGAAACTGCCGGAGACATGGAACAGAGACTACTTCCTTTATGTCCTCTACGCATGGGGATATATCGGAGTGGTGGAAACCAACAAGTATGGAGTAATCTGTCAGGCCGGTGTTCCCTATGGCTATGATATCTATTATCAGCCCACAAACCTGATTATCACTAACCCCCTGCTGAAAGGCGCGCTTCAGCCCCGGATCGGAACGGAGTGTACAGTGTTCAAACTTCAGCCAGACTGGGGAGGCATCAATGATCTGGTTAACTACTATGCAGACATGATGGCCTTGTGCGCTGAGACTGCCGGGGTAAACCTTCTTAACAGTCATCTGTCCTTTGTGTTCCCGGCCAAGGATAAGCCTACAGCGGAAACCTATAAGAAATTATTTGACAAGGTGGCCGGTGGCGAACCCTGTGTGGTCATGGATAAGAATCTGTTCAAGGAGGATGGTTCTCAGGTCTGGAATCCTTTCCAACAGAACATTGGCCAGAACTACATTGTAGACCGTGTACTCGCTGACATGCGTAAGATTGAGGCCATGTTTGACACCGATATCGGTATTCCCAATGCAAACACCGACAAACGGGAACGGCTCATTACAGATGAAGTAAATGCCAATAATATTGAGACTATTACCCGCTGTGAACTGTGGTTGGAAGAACTGAAGAAATCCGCAGAACGCACCAATGCCATGTTTAACACATCTATTTCCGTTGACTGGCGACATGACCCGGATGAGATGATCGTAACCAACAAGGAAGAGGGTGAAAGCAACTATGGGAAGAGCCGTTAATCTGTCCCCTCTCGGACTGTATAACTGGGACAGCAGCATCTTTGACCTGATGAAAATACCAGAAGCCCTCGACAAGGAAACCCTAATCAAGAACCTCCTCGCTGAAACCGCAGAACTGGAGGTTCTCTACCCCAACCCTGTTGTCTTCAAAAACCTTCTGGGTGTATGGAGCGTAAAGAATCTGGACATCTGGAATCGCCTCTATGCCACCACCCAGTATGACTATAATCCCATCGAGAACTATAACCGGTACGAGACAGGCAGCGACAGCGGTACTGGTCGCACTACCCACAGCGGTACGGACGGGCGCACAGAAGCAATTACACATGGCGGTAAAGACACCCTCGATATGACCCGGAGAGACGGAGGCACAGAGACAGAAGCAACCACTGCCAACACTGAAGAAGGCGGACAGGATACGGTCGATGTGAACACCGGAACCGGTCACTGGATTGCCGGATATGACTCTGTTGCGTCTGGCACAGAAAATGACGGACTTGTACAACAGTCTAGAGATCAGGGAAACAGCTTCACCACCACCGATTATGGAAAGACAGAGAACAGCACTGGCAGCAGAACTACCACCTTTGGGAAAACAGAAACTAATAAAGATGAAACTACTTACGGTAAAACGGAGAACGTACAGGAAACTAAAACGTATGGCGAACAAGTCGCTACCACCAATGATGGGGAACACGAACTTCATGCACATGGTAATATCGGTGTTACCACCACTCAGAAACTTATCCGGGAACAGAGGGAGATTGACCTCTTTAACCTTTATGATATAATCATTGAGGACTTCAAAATGAGGTTCTGTATTCTAATTTATTAAGGAGGACACAAACATGTTCGGAGGAGAGAACTTCCCCTATACGAATTTCCACGATCTTAACATGGACTGGATCATCAAGATCGTCAAAGACTTCTCTGTCCAGTACCCCGAAATCATAGAAGACCTTAATAACAAAATGTCTATCGCCACGAATGGAAATGGCCTCGCCGGGGACATCCTGACCTCTAATGGTGATGGAACCGTAACGTGGGTTTCCAGTAGGGAACTTGACCCGGAACTCATTACCAATGCTGTTTATGAATGGCTGAATGAACACCCGGAAGCCACTACTACTGTAGAAGACGGTTCTATCAGCGCAGCCAAACTTTCCGCAGCCCTGCTTGCACAGTTTAACAGTCAGCACTTCGTAGACAATCTGCATATCCGCACTGGTGCGTTCATCACTAATAACGATACCGGTATCACTTCCTCGCAGGGAATGTGCGTTATTAATAATCGCTATCTGGTAGTATGCCGGTACTCGGGAAGCAACAGGGTTTTCAAGGTGTATGACATTATCAATAAAAGCGAAGTAGCCGAATCCACCATTCCGGCCACGCAGGTAGGTCATGTCAACAGCCTCACCTATTCAAACGGATATATCTACTGCACCACTCTGGAAGAGAATATGGGTGTGGTTAGACTGATAGTAAATCTCGAAACCTTCCAGATTGCATACGATTCCATTGCCACCTCAGAAGTGTATGTTGCACTATGCGTTCAGGATTCTGACATTTACGGATGGAAAGTAGAAAATGAAAATTGGGCTTGCTTTAAGCTCTCCCCTGCGTTTTCAAATCCTGTTCGCCTCTTTGAAACGGACTTCGCAAACAGCATGGATTATATCAGTATGCAGGGATGCACCACCGATGGCACTTTCCTGTACGTTGCTATCAGCGGACAATACATAAGCGGGAACACCACCCCGGATGAACTCAAGCGGTTCACCGAATATGTTTATGTATTCGACATGACCGGAAACATTATCAAAACTTTCAACATGTCCAGAGGGGTGCTGGGAGAGATTGAAGACATTGAAATCATCACAGTCAATTCTCAGAAATACATCGCCTTGAACTTTAATGTCAATGATGTCGGTGTTACAAGCGTCTACATCGCAGAACTCCTCACTGATACTGCGCCAGTGACGCAGTTCCTTACCACCGATATTCACAGCACCATTGCAAATTCTGCCGGAGAAGATTTTAATATCTATGTATCGGAAGCAATCGGTAATGACTTTGCAGATGGAAGTCTGACGAAACCTTTCAAGACAATTAACGCAGCCATTACATTCATTAAAAGAGCAGCCATTCCGGCAGTCCTTTTTATCAGAGACGGATCATTCACCACACTCTACCTCCGCAATCTGGACACCCCTCTCACGATCTTCTTCGATGATGGAACCGTTGCAGGAGTATTCATCTACCGAGCCGGGACAATCACATTCGACCGGACAGGTGGCTATCCGGGAACCACTATTACCGGCCAACTAACTGTGAATGAAACAGTTATCATGTCCAGAACCGGCCCCAACTTTGAGGGCAGTGGCATTGCCATCAATCTCATTCGTTCGGCTTTCATCGGCGACCTCGCCCGGACTCTTACTGGATACACTGCTGCACTCACTGGTAACATGTCATTCGTCATGGCCAGTATCGGAACCGGTGTCACCAACATCCAAGCCGGTGCAGGACTGAGAGGATGGGTTGGATACACGGCCATCACACCATAATACGGATACTGTATACAACCGGGGGGAGGGACGCCTCCCCCTTTCTTGTGG